GAATAGAGGAACAAGCAGGCACGATAGATGGTAGTGGTGATGGAATAATTAGAGGAAAATAAATATGGGATACGGAAAATTAGCACCAACCATCGAGAGGAAAGAAGATACTACACAGAACGGCAGCAAAATCCACGAAAAGATAGTTGTTCAACGCATCAAAGAGGAATCTCTCTACCCTCTACGCATCAACGAGAAAACAACCATACTCGTTCCGAAAGACAAATGCAACGAAAAGTATCGTCAAGCATACATCAAAAAGATAAATACAAAACCAATAGACATTCAGTTATAACTTAAAAAACAGAAAATTATGAGTAAAGTACATGTACATTTCATCGGAAATGTGGGCAAAGAACCCGAAGTAAGAACAGTAGGCGAAGTCAAAGTAGCCAAGTTCAACGTAGCCGTAACATCACGCTACAAAAACAAATCAGGAGATTACGAAGATAAAACCAAATGGATGCCAGTAGAAGTATGGCGCGGATTGGCCGAAGTAGCCGAGAAATACATCAAGAAAGGCACAAAGGTATTTATCGCAGGAACACTCGAAGATAACACCTACGAAAAAGACGGTCAACCCAAAACCGTAGAGTTCGTATTAGCACAAGAAGTCGAAATCCTAACCAAAGCCGATGACAAAGAAAGAACGAGCACTACAACTGGCGCAACAGATACAAGCAATCCGCCAGCAGAAACTGATGATTTGCCCTTCTAATAGCGCAATGTACAATGCCGATGTGCTATTTGCCATCAAAGAAGCACGCAAGTACAGCAGTATCAACACCAAAGAAGAACTCGAATACTTCGTAGGAGCAATCGTTGGTGCTATCCAGTGGGGCAGAATCCACTAACAAAGAACAAATCAGTCAAAGGGGTGTCACTACGGCATCCCTTTTTTGTTTCTATAAGTTCCAGTACACCACCATCAGCCCCCTACAATAGTCCGCGTAGCATAGCTCATCAAGTAAACCTATAAGTTCATTCATGTTATTAAATGCTTAATTGTCGGATACAACATACCTGCAATATTGCCATTGATATAGCACACCTCTTCATCCTCCAAGTCAAAACCGCTATCCATAGCAATATGAACAGACAAATGGTGCAACTCATGGCATATCAAGTTAAAATACTCCTGTTGATTAACTGACATAGCTATCACAACAACAGCTTCACGCAAAAAAGGATTGGTAAACGTAATACCATTATTCACCCTGCCACTCGACAAGTTATCATAAGCAGTGGCGAGGTTATTCTTGTCAATACCAATCCGTATCAGTGCTTGCATTATCTTCGGCACATCACACCTCGTTATAGGCAAGAACACCTCTATATTCCACCGCTTACCATCTACATCAATATGAATCCTCTTGCGTATCACAAAAATCCTCCCAGTATATCGGCTCACCATTGCCCACCATCGTAGCATACCACCTACGAAGAATAAAGCCATCGGCAGCATCATCATCCTCAAAGATAGCCTTTGCTATCAGCAATATCATCTTATCATCAGCGGGCACTTTACCCTTCAAGTCACTACAAAACATGTGGTAAGTATAAACAAAATCATAGTTCATAGGCTTGTTAAGCTTCACACCATGCTTCGTCAGCATCTCCTCTACCTTATCCTTATCCTTATACTCAACACTCATTTCCTTGCCATTCTCCTTGTAATACATCAACGAAACAGCAAACTTACAAAGCTCCCTATTAAAGTGCCAACCATAATTGCCAAGATATTTCGTCATGGCTCTGGGTCTTATATCATACATATCCAACGCTTGTTTACACATAACATACTAATTAAAGAGGAACGGCACTAAGCCGCCCCTCATGTTGATACTACATATATCGTGGGTCAAACCATTGGTCGCCACCCATAGGCATCTGATTACCACCCATCATAGGATTTTGGTTTCCCCAAAATACACCACCAGCTTGTCCCATGTTGCCACCTTGATTGTAACCACCTCTATTGTAGCCATCATTTCTACCCATGCGCATACCATAGTTCTGACCAATCTTTTGGAACTTATGTTCCATTTTCTCAACCTTATGCTTGATTTCTTGAAGTTCCTCAAACATATCTTTCATTTCTTCATTCATAATTCACTAAATTAAAAGATTTTTAAATTCGTTAATGTCAGCCGAAGTAAAGCGAACCTTACTGCACCCAACAAGCATATCCATAAAGATATTCTTAGGCATAGAAACCGAAATCTCACCATTACCAACGGACAATAAGAAACCGCCCATATCATACTCCTTCACTTCCATTTCCTTTAGCATAGCATTGATGTTATCTATCATCACATTGCTATCCACCTCTCCATGTTCGTCAGATATGAACATCCACAGAAAATCAATACCATTGTTCAGCTTATCATCGTAGCGAGTTAGTGCATTGTTCAAGCCATTCTTGGCAAAGGTTTTAGACACTGGATTTTTAAACAACTCATCTATCTTGCCATTGCCCCATTCCTGAATAGCACTCTTCAACTCTCCCTTAAATCTATTTATATCATCAATCTTCATTTCTTCTTGGATTTAGTTTCACGTTTCATTTTCAAATACTCCTCATAAGGCAAATGAGAATACTTAGTCTTGTACTCTTGGAAATCAGACAATTCATCATCAACCACCTTGCTTGCACTCTTCTTAATGCGCTTCGTAATGGTCAAGTGATTATCTAAAGCATCCTTACCTTCCTTCGATTGCTCAATGATTGGGCGAAGCATCTGTAATTGTGCTTGCTGAATCAGTGCCGTAATCTTAGCATTACTTTCAGCCCATTCCTCGTTAGTAGTAACCAATTCAAACTCCTTCTCAGTCATTCCTTGTATAATGGAATCAATCTCATCCCATACGGGTGTCTTACTTACTACTGGGGCTTGCACTTGTTGCTTCATTTGTTGCAAACGATTCAATCTATCAGTTAGCTCACGCTCCACAGCTTCAATATCGGGTGTACTATAATCTCTCACTCCTAATGTCGGGTCGTTGTTAATGAAAATGTTTCCTGCCATAATTTACTTGTTTTTACTTGTTAGTAGGGAGGTGTTACCCTCCCTTTTTAGTTGTTCGCTTACGCTTCGTTTGGTTAAAAAAATCGAAGTGAGGTAAAAACACTATAAGAACAATCCTTCTTCATTTCTTGTTTTTGGAACTTCTATTTTTAGTGGAATATCATCGGATATTTTATATCTCCAAACAAATCCTGCGATAGTCCGAAACTTGCCCTTTGCGCACATCCCCAACTGCCTACTATTGTATATAGTTTGTGGTTCTTGCATATTATCCCATTCCTTTATAAAAACTCCATCGGTAGAATATTGAAGAATAGGCTTCCAATTTGATGGAACTTTTTTCCCCCTTTTAGCTTCTGCTGCATTTTTCCTATGTGTTTCAGATTTTGGAACTCCTCTCGTTGATTCGCTAATTTTTCTTTTAGTTTCTTCACTTTGAGGATGTCCTTTACCTTTTAATGCTTCAGAAATCTTTTTTCGTCTTTCTTCCGAATGTTTTTTACCAAGTAATTTAGGCTTTTTAACACCAACAAATTTCTTCCCATAGCAAGGGTTATTTTCCCCTTTCATTCTTTCCGAAAATTCCTTACGCCTTTCGTCAGTCCAAGATTCTCGAATCTTTCTACCGAGTCCATAAGCACCCTTACCTCCTTTTGTTAAATTATATCCGTTTTCAACCGTATTATACTTCTCAATGTAAAATATCTCTTTTTCATCAAGATGTTTGTCTAATAACTTCTTATCTTCAAAAGGTTCAGACTCATAAAGAATTTCAAAATCAAATGCTTCAAATCCAAATTCAAGAAATGCTTTAACTATTGGTCTTTCTTTGGTTTTTACAGTTGCTTTATTTACAACATTCTTATGTTCCCACATTCTTTTTTTAACATCCATTGTTCGACCAATATAGGATTTACCATTTACCCTATTAACTAATCTGTAAACTACTCCTTTATTCATATTATTAAAATTATATTACGACTTTACAAAGATAGGTTTTTCCAATTAATTAATAGGTTTTAGTAGTTATTTTTTTACCCTTTTCGCACTTCTTTTCTTTTTTTTAGCCTGCAACTGCTTGTTGGTTGCTACAACAGCAGTAACTCGTAACGCCTGTGACTGTGGGGGTAAGGGGTAAAGTATTAACTCCTTTAATGTTTCTACAATCAAGACGGTCAACGTAGTTAATAGTCTTATCAAATGCTTGACCGATTTTGCCAATAATTAATTCATCTTGATAAGGTCTAATTGCTGTATTAACAGCCACTTCCTTTTCCAAAGCACTAATGCGTTCATTGATGGCATCGTCTTTGTCACGGGTGTACTTATACAAGCTGAACAACTCGTTGTTGATGCGATTGTTCACACCATCAAGATTGTCACGATTGTCCTTGTACAAACCGAACTTCTCAGCTACATCAACATTGCGATAGTCGTAAAAGCCCTTCATCGTATCAACCTTTTGCGCCCAAAGAGTATTGGTAAGAGCCAACACATCTTCACATTCATGCGCATAAGTTTCAAACGTAGTAGGAGCGACACAACCACCACCGCCTAAACCGCCATTGATGTTTACATTGGTAGGAACGCCAGCGTTACCACCACCAAAAAAATTACCGATACCACCGCTGTTGCGATTCCACAATGCAGCAAGTGATACACCACCTAAAACAGTACCAACTACACCAAGAGCGCGAGCCGTTGGGTCTTTAGCACGTTCCACATAACTACCACCACTCTCGTAGGTACGTGTAAAGTTTCCTTGTTCTTGTATCATTTTACTATAATTTAAGTTACACAAAGCACTATTGCTCTGCGGACACAAAAATCAAGCTAAGTACATAGATGCTATAATAGATTGTGGAAAGTTCGTAGAAAGTTCGTGGAATGTTGCTACCTAATGTTGCAACCTTACCACTTAACCTTACCACTTAATACCTAACATTACCACATAACCTTACCACCTCTGTAACAAGTTAGAATCAAATAACCATCAAATAAAAACAAGCTGAAATACAACCACTTACAAACAAAACGGATTTACTCTGCAAATAACCATCAAATAAGAACAAGTAAAGTTTTTAGCTAATAAATTAAATTAAAATACACTCCTACACCATTGAAAACCAATTACTTACAAGCCGTTTGCAAAATAAGCATGATTTCAACCCCTTATTTTGCAATAAAAAAGGCGATACCGAAGTACCGCCAAAGTGTTAATCAAATACAAGTGATTCTTGTAGTTATATCTTTGTAAGCATTACTAATGTCATTACGGATATTCTTAATATCTTCTTCCGCTCCTATCCATTCAATATCCTCATGCCGTTTCAAAGGTTTAGGAAGGAAACATCCTCGCATAGATTTAATCAATTCCACTATCATACATTTTCATTTGTTGTGGAGCTGCTATATGCTCAATAAATTCTACTATCTTATATGATTTGTTTTCGTAAGTCTTATATGTAGGATTGTACACCTTTTTAATACGCATTTTAACCTTAATAGCATCGCCCTTTCCGAACCTTGCACCTTCATCAATCTTACGCATTAAGGCATCATCCTTTACAATCATTTTAATCTTAAAGCCATTATAAATAAATCCCCATTGACTACCAGATTCAAAATTCAAAGATATTATAGTAAGTATGGCTTCAACATCCTCATGTCTTTCTGTTGGTAATACATCTTCTTCGTCAAAGTCATTATATATATATTCTGCAAATTCCTCTTTATCAAACGATACTTTTTGCTCTTGTTCGCAATCAATAGTAAGACCTTCCACATTGACATCTTCATTTGCCGTTTCAATAGATTTAGATATAGCTTCCCTTACTACCTTGCTGTTATAAACATTGATAATAGTCTTATTATATTCTCGATTATCGTTGATAACCAAATCCCCATCCTTTGATGGTTTTCCCTTTAATGTCTTGTATGCAGAAAACACACCACCAACAATAGTTACAAGCGATGCTATATAACCTACATTATCATGTGAAAACAGATTTTTAAGGCTTTCTTTGATGGATATATCAATAATAAACGAACCCTTCTTTATGGCATTGACTTTGGTTACAATCTGCTTTGAGCCACCACCATAAACCGCATTAACTTCATTGATTACATTCTGATAATGTATAAGCACATTTATCAATGTATTCGCATCAATCTGATGTTCTTGTCCTTCAAATTTAATCTGCATTGCACCACCTATTTTTATACAAAGGAACGAAAAGTAAACCATATATCCAAACACTTTAACACTTTTCTCTCACTTCCTCATACATCTGCCGTAACCCCCACCTATACCTACACCTATCACGAAAGCAGTTTTTAGCCTTGTTTACCAACTGCACACTCAACCCACTCGCAAGCGCAATCTGCCTATCACTTAATTGCTCCGCAAGCACCGCCACAAGCACATACCTTGCATCTACGCACTCTTCTCTGTTACAATGTAGAATCGCACTCCTTTCCAACCCACTTGCGTTAGAAACGCTTATCATAACTTTCTCAAAAAAAACCTTTTCTACCATAAACAAAACCGCAATAAAATTGTTTTTAGCTCAAAGCCTCCGACAATCTTATCACGGTTGTTACTCATTCTTGCCAGTCCGAGTAGTGGGGCTTTTATTTCATTTCCTTGCCCCATAGGAACACATTTATCAATCCAAATAAGTAGTCGCTACCACTTACGTTTTATCAATGCAAAGATAGCAATAATTGCTAACACCACAATGCCACCAAAAGCAAAACCGCCCATATCTAACTTAACTTTCTGCCATTTAGTTAATGGTTTCTCTATCTCTACAACATTGCAGATAGTATCAGTCCTATTCACATACATAGTATCAGTCAGCAACTTGTACCTATCCAAATACTTGAACTTGTACATATAAATAGTATCGCCCTTCTCCTTGATGTACACACTATCCTGCATATAGATGCTATCCACTTGTAGCTTGTTGATGTAAATGCTATCGGTCTTAACACTCTCCACAGGAACATACTTAACCGATGTGCAAGAGCATAACATCCCTATCATCAGCAACCCCGATAATAGCAAGGTAGCTATCATCGTAATTAGCATTTTGAAGTAATCATGTTGAAATTCATCTTCGTACATAAACCTTTTCCTTATTTAGTTGTTATAATATTGCTGTTCATAACAAATAGGGGTAGCAATTCGGCTACTCCTACCCCTTGAAATAGGTTATTTTGTTTGCTGTCATACCATATTGCATTGTGTCAATATGCACCCAAGTAACATCGCTTTCCACCCTAATCTTACAAGGCAGATAAATCTCATATTGAGCAATCCACTTGCGCACTTCCTCTGCGGTCATTCCTTGCACATGAAAATCAACACCTTTGCCGAAGATATGAGCCGACAAATAAGGCTTCTCTAAGTAAGTCTTTTCCTTCACTAATGGGCAGATACAACACCTCAACCCACGTTGTGACTTATCACCACCCCACTTCCAGTTATTGATGTAGATAGGTCTATTCAGATGCTCTCTGATAAAGAGTAACACATCCAATAAGTCTTTATCCAAGAACTCCCAAGCAGCCTCCCCGAAACGATTGTAAACGTGCGGACAAACCAATTCGTGTATAGCGAAATAATCTTTAATGCTTTTCATCTTCCTTCTCTATAATTTCTTCAATATCTTCTTTTGCAACATCAAACTTCTTGCTGAACACCACCGCAATCATCTTAACCAAGTTCACATCAATTCCCTTCGGTTTTAGTATGTTACTGATTATGCTCGTTCCCTCAATAAAACACACCAATAAGCAAGCCCACTTGTCTATCAACTTCTCACCACCTGCGGCTACATCAATCATGCACACCATAACAACGAAAGCAAAGTACGATACACACTTGCCTAATGTCGCTCTTACTGCACGGCTAAACCGCACTTCTTCGCCCATAATAAGGCTTTTCCTTATACCTACCACCAAATCACAGATAATAACCGCAAACGATACCATAAGCCACGGCAATAGGTGTTGAATACTCTCTGCCACAAATGCCCCTGCCAATGCACCGAATCCGCTCGTTATCCCTTGATGTATTACTTGTTTCTCCATTTATCCTTTCCTTTTAACTTTTTATTTCATTTTATAAGGTGCCATCCGCTTCTATGAATGATATATCCGCATCAAGACATTGCTTTATATCCTTTAAAAGGAAAGTGTTTCATATCTAATCT